GTCTGCGAATCCAGTGAGTGTCGGAATGAGCGCACCGCCAAGTGACTCTTGTACTTCACCAAGTCTTTCGCGCAAGATCGCTAACTTGCCTTCGTAAGTATTAGCAGCAACAGCAGCTTGACCACCAAAAAGACCATTTAAATATTCTTGAACCTTGCCAAAGTCTTTTGACTTCTTAATGTTGTCAGGAAGAACAATGCCTAGACGTTGCAGGGCAGTGAACTGTCCGCCCTGTGCTTTGGCTAAGGCTAAAGAAATACTTTCTAAATCTCGCCCTGAGCCTGCACTTACATCTAACCCAAGTTTCAATAAGTTCTGAGCTTTAGTAACATCGCCGGTAGCTCGGACTAAAGTTTCTAAAGCTGGTCGTAGTTGAGAATCTGAAACACCAGTTGCAAATTGTTGAGCTGTAATAAATTGCTCAGTAGCTGCAATAGCTCCTTCTGTTGCGCCTGTGACATTCTCTAAAGTCTTGGCTAATTTAAGTTGAGCTTTTTGGTCGGCAGCAGCAGCAGTAACTGCATCTGCACCATATTTCAATGAAGCTGCACCTAATGCGGCGAAGGCAATTGTTCCAACTTTTGCTACACCGCTTAAACCTTTAAATGCTCTTTGTGCTTTGTTTACGCCAGCGGCATCGAAGGTTGAAAGGATAGGAAAGATTACAGCCATAATTGCACCTATCTCTTATTGCGGTTGTTGTAGTCACGTTGCAGTTTTCTAATTGTACCGCGCACCACGTCTTGAACGTATGGAACTTGTCTAAGCGCAGCTGGGTAAACGTATCTGGATGCGCGACCTGAAGCATTAAGACCGCGAATCATTGCACGACCTGATCGAGTATTTCCTCTGCGCTTTCTACCTGCCATGTCGGCAATTTGAAATGCAGCTGCGCCTTTTGCATAATCTTTAGGTGAACCTGCTACAACTGCAACCAGATAAGTTCCTCTAGTTTCTGCTCTTTTTGTAAAGTTAGTCTTGACATTAACTTTTACACCTGACGGATTCCAAGCTGTACGACCTTGATGAACCATACCTGATAAAGGTGCTTCTGTTGGAATGTTGTTTCTAACTGCATCGGCTACTGGTTTAGCACCAGTTCTTAGATCTTTACGAGCCGCATTAACTATGTCTTTGTCTATTGCTCTGAGTGTTTTAGCTACTTCCGAAATACCAACAACGCGCATAGATAACATTAGTTCCCCTGACTATTTCGCCAGCGCAGATACATTCCCATTGTATAGAGCATACGTTCAGATTCATCCATTAAAACTGATGGAGCAATACCAGTTTCAACAGATAGATAAGCCAAATACCAATGTTGGGATGAATCACCCAACCCAGTTATTTTGGGTCTTGTTCGCTCGCTTCAATTGTTTCGACTTCATCGCACCAATCTTCAAACGTCTTTTTGGTTTTACCCTGACGTTCTAGCCAATGCCATGCAAGCCACAATAGATCAGTAATGCGGAAGTCTGTTTCAAGTGAAGCAACCGATTTTGTGAACTTGTCCTCGAACGCAACAAGGTCACGCGCAGTAGCAGATACTTCTTCTACTGTTTCATCATTAAAAGTAACGCGCAGGTTGATTTTCATAATTAGCTAGTTGCCCGTACTACTGTGCCTGATGTTGGCCAAGTTACGCTGAAAGTTGCAATGTCACCAACAGAGCTTGCATGTGGACTGTAAGAGTTCACTAGGCAAGTTGCGGTGTAGCTTGGGTTAGTTGCAGATACAGTTCCTGAAGTTGGAACAATTACAACTGTTGCAAGTGTATTGAATAGCGGAAAGATGGTTGCATCTACGGCTGATGCTGCGAAGTCCTGCATGAACTGAAGTGTTACTGAACCAGTCTTTAGACCACCAATGCGTTCGCGGAATGTTCCACCGAATGCAGTTGTTTCTAAATCATCTGATTCTAAAGCTAGTTCAACTTGATTAAGTGAAGTGGATAGGTTTGTACCATTGATGGTGACTTTGTAATCCGTTGCGGCGAATTTTGGCATTTCTTTGTTGCTCCTAGTCTGCGTAGCAGAGAACTACGAACTCTGCCGATAAATAGTTTACCTCACCGACAGTTAGTTCTCCATAGTTACGCATATCCGTAACTCGTAGATCGAACGCCTTGCCACTAAGGGTCTTGTTTGATTCTATCGCTAGTTTAATACTGCTTGCCCCAGTGCTTGAGCAGTAAGCATCTATCGAGTTTTGACCTGAACGCTCTGACTGTCTGCCAACAATTATCTGAACTGAGAAAGTATAAGTTTGCATTCCGCGTTGGAATGTATCGTCATAATTAACGCTGATAGGAAAGACAATTGCAACGGGTGGATTGATGTTGTCAGGCTGAAAGTCTGAAACTCGTAAGCCTGAAATAGTGGCAAGATTAGTTTTAATTCCTGCGCGTAGTTCTGAAACAGAAGCCATTAGGCAAAGTTCCTCATCCTGCGATAAGGCGCAACCAACTGCTCCACGTCTGGGTCGAGATAACGACTAACTCGCATTGCGCCCATGTCACCAAAGCCAGCTATACCAAGCGGCGAATCTAAACGCTTAAAGATACGACTGGATTGAATGATGCAAGCCTGTGTAATTGAAATAGGAACAGAAGCCCAACCGAATACGGCTGTTAGTTTTACTAACGCTTGATCAGCTTCTACTGGAAACAAATAGTTCTCAACAGCTCTAATGCGTGTGTATGGAACAGCAAGCCCATCTACATTTCCGTTAAGCGGTTCTAGCTGATAATCACCAACAGCCCAAGTTGTATCGAATACGCCATCGCCACCTGATGAAGTTTGCAAAGTAAGAGCAGTTCCAGAAACGTCATCTATTTGAGTAATAAAAGAATCTTCTGCTGCGTAGTAACGTGTAGCAGTTCCAGATGAATAAAAGTATCTGCCAGCGTGACCGTCAATAGCTCGTGATGCAGACTCAACAGCCATTTCAAGCAATGAGTCATCTACGGTATCTGAAATGCGTAAAGCCGCTTTAACCTGTGTAAGTGTGGCGTAGCCGTTTGTGATTGCCATGTAGCTCCTAAAGTCTGTTTCTATTCTATGGCAGACAAAAAGAAACAGCCCCACCGATTAAGGCAGGGCTGTTGCTTGATTAGTTAGCGGTGATACTTGTCATAACATCCTTTGCAGGGTACAAGAGTGCTTAGCTGCATAACCGCATCCGCGTAGGCTTCTTTAGCTGTGTCACCTGATGCGCTAAATCCATGACCATCTTCATAGCCAAACCATTGTTGATTCCAAGCATCCATCATGACTACAACGTATCCATCACCAAATTCAATCTCAACTTCCACGTTTGCTTTCTTTGCTTTGTTAAGTAGCTGTTGCTTTGTTGCCATTGTTAAGCACCAAACCTTTCTGCATGACTCTTAGCATTGGTTAAGCTGTGATGACCAAAAACGCGACCAAAATATGTCATGTGATTTCCGTCAATGTCAGCTATGAACCAAAGATTTGTATTGCAGTCTTTTTTAATTGTTGTTCCATTTGAGTTCATGTATTCAGACTTGCCAACTTTTACCCAGTTAAGGTCTGCGCGATGTGCTTTGTTCTGTTCTACTGTTGTATGCATTTGCTTTGTTCTCTCTGTCCTAGCAGATTGCTCTGCGTCTATGTAGAAAGTTTAGCAGTTTTTGTTATACATAGCAAACCCTGCGTGTCTAAAGGGTTTTTCGCTCTTTCAAAGCTCTGCGAATACCCTCACGCAATGTAATCTTCGGAATGAAATACTGATGCGATAAATGAGAATCGCCAACTCTGTATTCAACTCCAGTAGGTGCAGTGACTATGTGATTAAACATAGGTTCGATACCAGCTTCTTCACAGACCATTTGAGCAAGATCATTAAAGCTAGTTGCAAAGCCTGAACACAAATTAAATGTGCCTGTGTAACCAGTCTGAACATGCCATAAAACAGCCTGAACAATGTCCTCTATGTGTATGAAGTCGCGTACTTGTTCACCATTGCCCCAAATGTCAAAGACTTCTACTCCAGCCAGAGCGCGGTCAATAAAACTTGGAAACGGATAATCTGCATCTTGATCTGAGCCATAACCAGAGAACGGTCTAAAGACAAACAAATTTGTATCTGTCAAGAATTGCGCTAAGTATTCCCCTGTAAGTTTCGCCCAACCATAAGTTAAGTCAGGATTTAAAACGGAGTTTAAGTTAATGTCATACTCAGCCAACCGATAACGGCGGTGTGAGTTCTGTAAAACAATTGGGTACGCAGCCGAGCTAGAGAAGTAAACCGTATTTATGGGTTTTGTTCTTTGTACCCAGTTAAAAAATTCTGCATCTATGGATAGATCAGTTGCTACCGATAGTGGCTCACCCTCGATAGTTGCGCGACCACCAACAATTGCGGCTAGATGAATTACTAGATCAAACTGTTCAGTATTAGTTTTGAAGAATTCGCGGCAGTCATTGCCATCTTTTAAGTCAATGCCCGTAATCTCGCTATCTGGCAAAGCCTTTACAAAGTTGCGCCCAACAAATCCTTTGTGACCGGTGATAAGTATTTTCATTACCAAGCCTTTACGTTCTCAACATCATTGGCAAATTCTGTTGCTAGATACTCAGCAAAGATAGCTTGATCGCCATTGTGCATTTCAACCGTATTAACAGCTGCGTATCGCTCATCATGTTCAGCTTTACCGTTTATGTAATGCAAGTGTTCAAGGATTACATCAGGCAGATAGTTGCAGTTACCCAAAGCCTTGCCCATTGCAAGCCAATAGTTATCTAGAAACAAATGCTTTAAAGCTGGTGGTGACATGAAGCCAGTAGCTCTGATGATCTTGCTAGACATAACTACGGCAGTTGGCAGGTTCTCGCCTTGCAATAGATCGTTGCCGTAAGCAATGCCCGGTTCTGTGCCAATAGCTTCAGCTAGTTTTGTATCCCAACCACCAGTACGCGGTAGGTGATCATCACCCATAAAACAGATGTAGTCATAGTCAGGTGAGAACCATAAAGCCCAATGATTAAGAGTTCCGTTCATGCCCATACGGTCTGCAATACAGACCTTGACGTTATCTAGTCCAGCCGTTTCAGCCATCAAGCCTTGATAAGTTTTAACATCATCAGCATCTATGGCAAAAATAACTTCTGTAAAGTCTGCCGTTGCGTTTATCGCTTCAAATAAACGAATCGCATTATCGTTGCGACCACGAGTAGGAATAATTGTTAGCATTCTCATTGTTGTACCAATCTCCAAAAGGTATCGCCAGCTTTATCTATCATGTGTTTTAAATGGTCTGCATCTTGCCAATCTTGAACTGACGTAATGCCTACGTTTTCGTTTGTGTGAATTCTGCACCCAGATAAAACAGCTTCCATAACTGCTCTGCACTCTGACTCAAAGGCTAACGGCAAATGCACAAACCATTCGCATCTTGCCATTGCATCTAATACTTGTTCACGCGGTACATCTGTAAGAGCTTTGAATTCATAACCAGCTTGAGCTGCCCAAATTTCTGCCTTGAGTCTGCCCTTTAGTGGATGATTACGAGCTGCCCACAATGCGTAAGGCTTCTTGTCTATCTGGTCGTAACACTTGCTTGTGTCGAAGTAGCTTAGAACTTGTGCCGTTTTGCGTGGCTTTGCCCAAGATAACTCTCTACGCATATGTGCCGGTGTATGAGTTACGAATAATCTACTGCCAGCGATTAAAGCCAATAACCCTGCGCGTGGTGTTTGCAAGTGATGCACAAACACAAACGGGTCATACTCACTAAGTCGGTTGAGCTGTTGATCTGTAAAAGCATCTGTACCCGTTACAACGACTGAATCAAATTGGTGTATGTCATGTGTATCAAATGTGTATGGGGTGACA